AAGGAAAGGCTGCGGGCGATTGCGTGTTGAGTTTGGTAAACTCGCCGTAATAAATCTGCTGCTCAATTGTCGGGCGCACGAAGATCACGCCGTCAGTGGTGCCGACCTGCAACACCGCCGCCACCGGCACCACATTATCAGGCGCGGTCGGCTTCACGTTGGTAAACGCCCCCGCGACTGTTGGTGAAGCGTAGAGAACGTCACCTAGAGCAAACGCGCTGGTGTTTACGTCGCGCACAAAGCCGAATGTGGTGCAGTAGCCCCTATCCCCGCTATCGGGCAAATCGTGCGTCATGACGCCAACGACATACAGCGTGTTTGTTGCGCCGTTGGCGAGGTAGGGGGAGACTGACAGGGCGCTGTCAGGCACAGCCCCTGTGAAGCCGACAACCGTGCCATTGGGGATTGTCACGCCGGTAAAGTTTGCGACCCTAGCATATTGCTCCAGCCCCACCTGCTGAACAACATCATACTCCATGCCGATGTTGAGGGTCTGGTCAAAACTGTTCCATCCTGCGCGAGCAATGCGGTTTACGTACGGCGCGTCTTGCTCCCAATCTAAATAGTTGGTGCGCAGCGTGTTGGAGTTTTGGATCGCGGGCGCGGTCAAAGTTGTCTGGTTCAATGCTTGCAATTCAGCCGTGAGCGACGCCGCAGCGGCGTTTGCATCTGGCTGCGTCTCTGTTGTCTGCGCAAGATCAGCCAGCATGGCGTCGTAGGACGCCAACAGCGACGACGTGTCAGGCGAGAGTTCTGTCTCAGATTGGTTGGTCTGCGTAGCCGTCAGCAGCGACAGAAAGAACCGATACCACTCACGGCTGATCGCACCGCTGCGGTCGTCGATCAACGCGACGCGCGGCGGCGTAAGCTGCGTAGGGTTGATTGGGGCAACCATCAGGCCCGCGTCCCGCTCAGTATCAACTCAGCGCCCATGATGTAGACGCGCACCGGATCAGTACCCGATATTTCATACACCCGGTCGCGAATCTTCATGGTAGCGCCGAGACGCCGCCAGATCGTGCGGTAGCCAAACTGGCCAATCATGCCCATCGGCTTCCAGTGTTCGTTTGACCAGGTATGGCCACCGTCATCCGACCAGCGTAACATGGCCTGTGGGTCACTGCCCTGCACAACATTAAACGACAGCGCAATATACTTGCCATCTTCGGTTAGCAAGAAGTCGTCATTCTCTGCTAACAGAAGCCCTGTTTCAGGGCGTTGCCCGGTAAGGCCAACGCCTGTCTCGCAGTCAAGCTGCATGGCGTGCTGAATGGTACGGGTCAGGTTGTTAGCGCCAGTTGGCAGCGCCCGCCACGACCGCAGCCATTTCTGCGGCTGGCCGTTGTCGGCGTATACGTCCAAATCAAACGTGTAGATGTTGCCGTTCTCATAGTCGCCGACGATGATGTTGCCACCAAAGTTGCACATATTATCGGCGCGGTGACGGTAGAATACGCCATCGGCAAACGCCGCGCGCTCATGCCAAGCGCCCGTCGCTACGTCAAACACCCATGTCGTGTCGGCGCTGGGAAAGTTCAGCACATAAAAGCTATGGCCATCCTGCTGGTATGTGTAGCCGGTGGCATCTGAGATGTTACTGTACTGCTGAAGCTGCCATTCGATAGCGTGCGTCGAGACGCGCTGGCCAATGTAGCCCGACGCGCGATAGACCATACCCTGACCACGGGCGTCCTTACCCAGCCAGTAAATCTGGTTGTCCATCTTCGCGACAGAATACGGGGCCGCGCAACCGAGTTCGTTAAACGCGCCTTGGATGCGAGCCAGCGGGAAGTCCAACAAGCCAGCGTTGTACCAGACTTCAGTTGTGTCGGTGCCGAACACCCACAGTTCGCGGTGATCGGTTAGCACCGCGACAACGCCGTCAGGCGAACCTTCGGCGCTGGCAAAGTCCAGCGGGTCAATGCTGGTGCCGTCCAGCAACTGCGTCACCCAGATTTTCTGGCTGTTTGGCTCGTTGAACACAAAGTAGCCGTCCAGATACGACACCGTAACCGCGCCGGGGAAGTCAGGGTCAGTGATTGGCCCAAACGCGCCCGTGCTTTCGTTGTAGATGTAGCTGTCAGGATTGCAGGCAATAAAAATCTGCGTGCCGTTGTCTGCAATGGACACGGGGCCAGTGCCGCTAATTGCGCCAAGAAATTCTGGAGTAGCCGTGAGGCCAGTCAGCTTATAGAACCCGCTACCTGACGCGACGTAAAAGTCCGCGCCGTTGGTTTGGTGCGCCCACAGCCCGCGGATAGGGCCGGTGCCAACTGTCTGCAAGAAGTTGAGGCCAGGCGCACGCTGAAGAAACGCAGGCTCCTTGCCGCCTTCCGGAACGACTTCCGGAAAGAGGTTGACCATGCGGTTGTCTGCGGCGTTGACGCTTCGGGCGACATACGCCGACCCTAAGATCGGCGTTTTCATCAGTAGTTCCCAGCGTACACGTTAAACCGTTGCCGCGACGCCACAAGGCTGTAGGGCATGGACATGATGTCGTCGGGGTTATTGATGCGCTTGAGGTTGCGCTTGCTGGTCATGGCAATGCGCATAACCTGTGAGGATGGTTCCATACCAAACTCAGGCGACATCTCCGTAGCAAGATTGTACCGGAAAGCGCGCAGATACCCTGGCGGGAAATGCAGCGTGGTAGCCAGCGTTGCAGGCTGCGTTAGTTCTTCGACAGAGATAAAATGCCATTCCAGATCGCGTGTGGGGCGCGGGTAGATGTACATCTCAATGTCGGGGAACGTCATGTTGACGAAAATGACCTGCGGAAAGGTCGAGGTAACCGTCTTGACCGCGATGCCGTTGTACTGCTGCTGGTTGATAAACTTGATGCCGTAGCTGACGCCTGTGCCTGGGTCGCGGAAGTAGGTGCTATCGTCGAGCAGCACAGGGCGGTTACCGACAAAGTTACCTGACGGCCCCAGCGTGCGTGACAGCACTCCCGATGGCCATGTGAACACCTGATCCTGTGTGGAGAACACCGACAACCGTTCAGTGTTCCAGCTTTCAATCATTTGTTGCATTGCCATCAAAGCATCTTGCGACGTTTCCGCCGAGGGAACTTCGCCCTCAGCCAAAACGCCCAGCAGGCGCAAAGAACCGTTGATGATGTCACCCGCGGTGGCCGTGCTCATTTGATCTTCCTTTGCTTGGCGGACGCCGACATTTTTAACCTTGCTTCAACAGAAGGCTTTATGCCGATGTGTGACGCGCTAATTTTTGCGCGAACTTTAGGCGACCGCGGTACCCCCCGCAAAGCAGCCGCCCGTTTTGCAATCGTTTCGGGAGATTGTTTGCTGCCAAGGTGCGACTGCCGCATTTTCTCGCGTGCTTCTGGGGATCGTTTCAAACCAAGGCACGAGTCTGCTATGCGGCGTTTGTTGTACACGGGGCGAAAAAAATCTAGCCAAACTTGCTCGCGCTGAATTAAATCTTCTTTGCGGTCAACAGACTCGATAATCTTCCAATCAAACGCAGTAGCGCCGTACTTATGGTAAGCGTTTTGTAGGTGCTGGCAAGCGTGTATGTTCTTACGAAGATCGTGGGTATGGCGACGCCATCTCCGCGCGACATCAACCGCAGACCCCACATACATATCGGAAGTCTTAGAGTTTACAATCGCGTAGATGGCGCTGGGCATTGGTTAGCTTTCCTGCTTCGCGCGGGGGCGTCCACGCCGCTTAGGTGCCGCCATCTCGTTGACAGACTCGTCGTCGTCATCGTCCGCCAACACGGTTGACGTATTGATATCATACCGCTGCCAGCCGCTCATTGCATCATAATTCGCTTCTTCATCTGAGATAGCGACTTTTGCCCCGTGCGACGGGTGAACCATGTAAATGACAGACATAAAATTCCTGTAAAATGGACGGCCCGAAGACCGTCCACCCTATTAGACGCAGTGAAGGATCGCAAAGTTTATCACTACTGCTTCCGACAGCGTACCGCCAGAAATGTTGCGCAGGCTGATGCTGACAGAGCCAGCAGCCAGCGAATTAGCAAACACGTTGTACGAACCAGCGGTTGCCTGCCCACCCGAGATAGTAAGAACAACAGTGTCATTTGCAGAAATGAAGCTGTTGGTCAGCGTGAACGTAGCGTTAGTGGCAGTAGTCAAAGACGCATTGTTCATCGTAATGACGCCTGCTGGTTTGTTCAGCGTGACGCCAGTAGACTTGCTGGTGGCCTGCGTGACAGTTCCCTGTGCGGCAGCAGTGTAGCCGATCTGCTCGTCGGCCAAGAGATACTGTGCGCCGATGATGTCCTGGTCAAGAAACGCTACGCCGATAGATTTTGTATTAGCCATTGTAATACTCCTCAAAAGGTTGCCCCGACCGAAGCCGGGGCAAACCGATTAGCCAGCGATGCGGTACAGATTGTACGTTGCGTCGCCAGTCTTGACCGCGCGGAACAGGACGCTCTTAGATGCGACCCCCGTACCGACGCCAACCAGCGTCCAGCCCGTACCAACCGTAATGGTTGGGACGCCCGTGCTGGTTGCGATCAGCGAGATGTCAAACGACGAGCCAACGCGGGCGCTGCTGAAATCAGCGTCCGTAAGCGCAGCCGTTGGCAGCACAAGGTTGGCAGTGCTTGACGACGTGTAAACGACAAGGCCACCGGCCAAATCGTTGGTCGTCAGGGTCACACCAGCAGTGTACGCGGTCGGGATAGCCGAAGGCGCAAACAGGATTTCATTAGCGTTGCCATCGCCGACCTGATAACCGCCAGCGCCATTGGGAATTGCCATAGTATATTCCTTTCAAAATGAGTGGCCCCCGGCAAACCGGGGGCCGATTAGGTTAGCCCCAGACGCGGCAAGCCATCTGCGGACGAATCGTGCTGTAGCCGTACAGAACGTCAATACGGCAGGGCATACGGTCATTGTTGATGTCGTACTGACGAACAATGCGCAGGCTGATGCCGTTGTGAACCTGACGCGATGCCATATCGACGCCCTGCGGAAGCAGAAGATCGGCGGTGGCGAAAGTAATCGCGTCCTTGTGGTACACAAGGTTCTGGGCGTACTGCGACGAAGCCGCGCCGACAAACACGACTGCCTTAGCGTTAGCAGGCAGAGTGCTGACAGTGGCGAGTGCATGAGCAGCCGAGTAGATAGCAGCCACGGTCACGGTAGCAGTCGTGGTCGCGGTCGAAGACGACAGCGCAACGAACTGGAACAGCGAGCCGGTGCTTTCACGGGTCTGCGGGTTGACGGCAAAGCAGTCAGCAATCGTGAACACATCGCCGGGGACGATGGTTTCACCCGAACCGACAGTCAGCGTCAGCGTGGTAGCACCTTCCGACGTTACAGCAGCGCCGGTAACCGTGCCTGTAGCGGCGCGGGTGCCGGTGGTGAACTGCTTGATCGACTGCGACATGTTGATTTCGTCGTAGCCAAGCACGCCCGTACCCATCATGCCGTTCTTGAACTGCTTGCTGATGGTGTCGGTCGGATTAAACAGACCCTTCATGCCTTCAACCAGGCCAGCGTTAGCTGCTGGGTTGACGGTAGCATAACGCGGCGACATGACAGCAGCGTTCTCGTTCAGCTTCTGCTGGGCCTGGAGCAACACCAGCGACGTGGCTGGGGTCGTGCCGGGGGTGCCAACCGAGTTACCGATGGTCTTGAACGAATTGGCAACGTCAGCGTCGATGCTCGAAGCAAGCTGCGAGATACGCGGCTTGAGAACGCGCTCGGCGAAATCGTCAAGCTGCATCGTCAGTTCAGCGGTCGTGAAGTTCACGCCGATGTGCTTCTGGTTGGCAACCGTCAGCGTGGTGAACTGCTCGTTGTCATCCTGCACCTGAAGGGCAGCGCCGTCCGTGACGAGGGCGCGATCCGGCAGACGGATGCGGAGGGTGGAGCCGATCTTCGCGCCTTCAACAGCAAAGCTGTCGTCGTACTGGCGGTTGACGTTGCGGGTAAGCACGAGGTTGTTCTCCAGGATTTCCAGAGCCTTCCGCGTAATCATGTCGATAGTAAGGATCGAGTTAGACATAGATGTATTCCTAAGTTAGCGGTTGCGTTGTGCCTCGTACTTCTTGATCTGCCGCCGCCGTTCCGCTTCGATCCATTCCGATGTACTCATTGACTTTGTCGAACGAGGGTCGGTTGTATCGTATGTGGGCGCGTTAGCAGCGCGGGCAGTGACAGGTGCAATCGGTGCCGGGGCGGTTGAAGTCTTTCTAACCGGCGGGCTTGAGGCCATACCGGCTTCAAGTTTTCCGATCTCTTTTGCCTGCAAGATAGGCGGCAGTCGGGCAATGCGATCCGCTTCCTTGGGGTTCGAGCCGAGATAGTAGAGTACGTCTGGGCCGTTGTCCGAGGCTTGGATGCTTTGCGCCATTGCTTCCGTAATGGATAGCTTGGGGTTGTAGGCGACCTGTTCAAAGTCGTCGTACCGATCCCGCGCTGATTCCTCACGGTCGTGGTATTGCGAGAGCAAGTCCTGATGCTGCCTGGCGGTTTCCCGTTTTGCCAGCAACTCCTCCGCTTTATACTCCGCCAAAGCGTCAGCATAATCTTCGTAGGTGTTGAACTGGTCTGGGCTAAGATCAGAAGGCGTTGCCGCTGGTTTCTGCGCTTGAACCGTTTCCAGCTTTTGGGCTTGCTCGCGTTCCCACTTGCGCTGTTCTCTTGCAAGTCGCTTACCGACAATTGCATCAAGTTCCTCTTGCGAGAAAGTCTTGGATGCTTCCTGCTCGGCAGGCGTTTCCGGCGTCGTGTTTTCTACAGGCTGGAGTGCTGCCGTGGCTTCCAGTTCTGGCGCGGAGGCATCCGCTACGTCAGGAACATTTTCGTCCATGTGTAACTCCTAAGAGTTCCTGGTGAGCCTCACCAGTACGGTTATCGGCCAAACTACAGCATACGTTGCAGCTTGGCAACAATATCAGTTCATCACGCGCCAAGCGCCGCCGATGTAAACATACAACTTGTTGTTGGTGCTATCGACGACCATTGGAGCAAAACCAGTTTTAGATGTCGGCGTTCCTGTAGGAATACCTGCGCAAGCTGAAATATATAGAAAGCCATTGGTAGCTGTAGTGGCGAGAGATGCAACTCCGGCAGATACGTTTCCAAGCGCGTCGATACGCATACGCTCTAACCAAGTTGCGCTTCCAAAGTTCCAGAAACCTAAGTTTCCTTGGCTGTTTTGAATAGCTACGGTGTTGTTATCGGTACCATCGGCAAACGTAATGTTTGGGCCGCTTTGAATAGCGGTGCCAGAAGACGATCTGGCGATCTGCACATCTGCCACGATATTAGCAGAACTAGCCCCATCTGTCTTAATTGCAGACCCATCAGTCGATACATTTAACTTTGCAGTTAAAGTGCTTGTTCCAATTCCAACGCTGCCGAGCGCGCCTATACGCACGCGCTCCAGCCATGTTGCACTCCCATAATTCCAGAAACCTAAGTTTCCTTGGCTGTTTTGAATAGCTACGGTGTTGTTATCGGTACCATCGGCAAACGTAATGTTTGGGCCGCTTTGGATAACGGTGCCAGATGACGATCTGGCGATCTGCACATCGGGTGAAATATTGGTAGAGTCAGTTCCATCGGTCTTAATGGCAGCGCCATTATTTGAAACGTGTAGCTTTACACTAGGCGCGTTTGTGCCGATCCCAACGTTGCCGGTACTAGCGATACGCATACGCTCTAACCACGTAGCACTTCCAAAATTCCAGAAAGCAAGATTTCCTTGGCTGTTTTGAATGGCTATATTGTTGTTAGCCGTGCCGTCCGTAAACGTAATGTTTGGGCCGCTTTGTACGGCAGTGCCAGAAGACGATCTGGTAATCTGCACATCGGCTATAATAGCACTAGAATTAGTCCCATCGGTTTTAATGCAGGGGCCATTGGCGGATACATGCAGTTTTACGCCGGGCGACGTTGTTCCAATCCCAACATTGCTTGAACTGTCAATACGCATGACCTCTGCGCCGCCTTCGCTGAAGGCAATCGTGTCCGCAGCAGGCGACCACATTCCAGTGTTAAGGTCGCCCGTGAATGTGTACGCAGGAGTGCTAACCGCACCTAGACCGGCGGCGATGAGAGTCGCGCTGGCAACCCCAAGGGTCGGTGTGGTAAGCGACGGCGACGTA